ATGGTTTATGTTTTGATTTAAAAAATCACAAATAGCTTCGAATTCTCTTGGACGAGTGGTTATATCTTCACCCCTAATTTCTTTATTATCCATTCTACTATAATAAGCCCAACCATTTGTGGTTAAATTAGGGTATTCTTGATTAATTTGTGTTAAAGTTTTTTGTTCATTAAATCTAGGTGTTTCCATATTTTTTTAATCTTGTGTAGCCGATTTTAATAATTTCTCTTGTAGTATTTCTTTTTGCCTACGTAAGTTATCTAATTCCTGGCTTAACCTTAAAATAGATTGTGATTGCAACAGACTATTTTCTCTCCATTGCTTACGTTCCTTATGTAATAATTCTATATCAATTTTCATTTTTTATTAATATCTTTCATTGTCTTAATTTGTAATTCACAATAATGAATTATTTTTTCAAGATCTTGTATGCCTGCTTTGTTTTTATAACGGCACACATATTTTATAACATTCCCCTGAAAAAAAGAAAGGTCGTTCTTGGATATAAATTCATAAGGTTGAATATGAAATTTTTTATAATGTGATCCACCAATTTGTTTATCTTGTGGAAATGTACCTTCAAACATGTCTTTAGTTGTCATAACTGATATCCTTTACATTTTATTTTTGCTTTTAATTTATATAGGTTATTTCTTGCTCTTGTGGTTCCTACATACCAAACTCTATGTTCTTCATCTTGTTTGTTCTGACTCTTTTTAATTGCTTTAAGAATCTTATCTCCCATATCTAAACATAGAATTACATTATCTTCTTCTCCACCTTTGGCTGCATGTATAGTGGACAACCAAATTCTTGCTGGCTCATCTAAATTTTCTCCGTTGTCTAACATATTTTTTATATATAATTTTTCTTTCTCACCAGCTAATTTAAATGCTTCATACCACCCTGTCATGTGATCCCATTTATCATTATCGGTATATTCATTTATATCTTTTATAACTTTATCTTCTAAAATTTTTCCTTTAGTCCATAAATCATAATTCATAGCTGCCTTATACAAAGATACTTTAAAACTCTTTCCTTTGTTGGTTTCAAAAAATAAATTTTTCTTTCTTAATTCTTTGTCTACTTTCATAAGTCTAGATATAGTTCTTGATAAAATTAACCACTTACCATTGAGTAAATTGACTTGACCTAAATTAGCTATCTCATCAGATTCTCCAATAAAATCACGAGGAAAGTAGTTTTTTTGCTTCCTTATGCCCATAATTTTCTCAATAGGCTTCTGTGACTCTTCCTGGACCCTTAATGATATCCTTTTTGAGTACATTAAAACTCTTTCTTTTGCAGGTTCTTTGATAAATCTATCTACATCTGCACCAGCCCAAGCAAATATAGCTTGATCATCATCTCCCGCTAAGTACATATCTTCTGTTTTTGTTTTTAAAACATCAAATAGTTTCCACTGTAAAGGTGATAAATCTTGAGCCTCATCTATAAATATAGTTTTAAAAGTTGGAAAGTCGGGATGATCTTTTTTTTTAATTGTTAAATCTACAAGATCATTAAAGTCATATAATTTTTTTTTATCTTTATAATTTTTTAAATTATTATTTATGTATTTTAACGTGGCCCATTTAATGTCTTTACCATTATGTTCATTTAAATCATATTCTTCTTCTATGGAAATACATTTATTAATAGATTTATGAATTAATTGAAAATAAGGATTGTCACATGTTAAAAAATTTATCTCATCTTTATTATACTTATCTGTGTATTTAACTTTAATATTAATTTTTTTACCAAAGTTTTCATAATGAAAAGGTTGCATAATATCTTGTTCTTTTAATCTTAAAAAATGAAAACAAAAAGCATGTAGTGTTTGAAAGTAAGGTAAATTCTTATCATCAGAAGGCATTCTTTTTTTAGCTTCACCTGCTGCTTTTCTACTAAAAGCAAAGTATCCTATTTTATGTAAAGGTATACCTGTCCTAGCATAAGCTTTTGCTCTACTAATTAATTTGTAGGTCTTACCAGTTCCTGGTGGTCCATAGTATTTATAAATCATATGATGTCATCTTCACTTTTAAACTCTACCATTTCATGAACATCTTCATCTTTTTGAAAATATCTTAATGGTATTCTTAAAGTTTTTAATGGTGGAAATAATTTACTTTTAGAATCTTTACCTGGAAATCTTTTGCTATGATCAAACTTAGCTTCATCTTCTGGTTTCTTACTAGGAAATAAATCTCTAATCATCAAGGAAGTTTTAGCTGAAGACTCTTTCCATTCATAAGTTTTAATATCATCATAAAAAGAAGTAAATAAAAAATAAGCATGGTCATCATCCAATAAAGGTCTACCACTTTGGAATGAACTATATTGTTTTGCTGCAGGTTCATTAATATATCTATGTAAATGATTTCTTAATACATCAGATGGATTCGTACCTTCTGCTGGTTCAATAATATCTATTTTATTTCCTTCGAATAAAGATTTAATAATCTCATGGAAGTCATTACCTTTTATTTGAGGAGGTACCACGTGAGCCTGCTCCATTATAACTGCTCTTAATTCTTTTTGACTCTCAATCTTATGAATATTTTTAGCATGTATTTGTTTAGTCTCTCCGTTTTCTTTTTCTATTGTGAAATACCATTCAGGTGTAGGTTTTATATTTAATTTTTGCAAAGCTGATAACATAGGCCATCTAGGTTTATTGTCAGATATAATTCCAAATTTTCTTTTTACACACACTGCTTTAACACACGCTGGGGCTATTAAAGGATCATTACAAGTATGTCCTTTGGTATCTTTACTCCAACTTTTTACTTTTGCATTAACATGAATGTCAGTCCAGTTGCTATCAAATTCAAAATATTTTCTAGCAGCTTCTATAATTTTCTCTTGCCATTTGTCTGGATATTTTTTCTTAGCAAAGACCATGTAGTTATATAAAAATCTATCTCTACCATCTTTCATAACTTCTTTAGTTAGTATTCCTAAACATGGTGGACCATCATCAAACTCTTTGTCTCCACCTGTTAACTCATCTTTAACAATTCTTTCATTAATACCTTTTAATTGTTCTTTAGTTTGAGCATTAGCCACTACAACTTTCATGAACATATCTAAATCCATTTCTTCTCCATTTGGAAGTAAGGCTCTTCTAGAAATATTGTTGTAGGGTAAATTTAAAAAGTTACCATTTGTTTTTTGTCCATCAGCATTCTCTCCAAGTGTAGTTTGTTTTGGAAAAATTTCTGTATTGATAGGTAGTTTGAATAAGAATAAAACCTGCTCTAAAAATTCCCGTATCTCTTTTGCCTTAACAAATTCAGTGGTGAACACATATAAATGTAGTCCACCACTTTTTGACAGGACAGGAATTATTGGGAGATTTTTCTCTTCAATAATTTTTAAATAAAATTGTCTATCTATTGGATACTTATCTACATCAATAGCACCAAACCTTGCTTTACCTTCATCAGTACAAGGTTGAATTCCAATAGATTTGTTTCCTTTTAAATGTTCTTCGTAATCTATATTTGTAACAGGTGTACCAGACCATTCGTGGGGGTATCTTTTTTTACCTGTCTCTGCATCAATAAAACCTTCATTGGTTTTACAGACACCATAATTTCTTTTTAAGCCTTCAAAATATTTTAAATAATCTTTCATACAATCCTGTCAAAGTTTGTCTTTTTAAAAAGTGGCGATAGTCTCCCATCGCCACTCCCATTTGCAAATGTCCCTGTAAGGGATTAGATAATATCTTTTTTAGTTTTATCAGCCTCAACCTTTTCGTATTTAGGTTGTGCCGAACCTTTAGATACTTCTGACTGTAACTTCTGACCTGCTTGATATAACTCAGCATCTTTAGTTTCAGATACATTTAGCATCTTAACAAAAGAAGGTTTATACACATGCCAGTTCTTATCTCCCCAACTCTTACCTGCTGTTTTTAATTTAAACACAGCTGTAAAAGATGCAGGTTGAAATGAACCTTTATCATCTTCCATTCTTAAATTTGAAATCATATCATTCAAATCTCTACCTGGAGTTAAGTTAGATGATCTCATAGGTATTACAGCAGATCTAGATCCATTTTCTAAAATAGCTATCACGTAGAAATACATAGTTTTCTCTACATAATTACCATTAGATAATCTATATCTACCACCTTTTTCCTCAACAGCATCTGCTGGTGGGTTAAGGTGTGTACCTACTGGTGCAGCAGTACTATCTCCTCTTTCTTGCCATTCAGGGTACCTAGTTTGAAAGTGAGATACAATTATATCTAAACCTTTCTCGCCATTGACTAAGCTACCAAAACTGGATGCATAAATCATTCCAGGTTGAGCGCCATCAACATACTTTGCACTTCTTGAATTGCATTCTGGAGATAATTGATGAAGGATTTTCAAGATAGGTGTTGACCTATCACTTGATTGCATCTCTTCAGTTCCTTTACCAGAGTCTGCTCTTAGGTTGATTGTAGATAATGCTCCTGCATTATCTTTCTTAACGATTGTACTTTCTGTACTCATATATATCCTATTGGGTTATCGTTTATTATTACTTACTTTTTATTTTAGTCTGACTTCCGTCAAACGTCCAAAATAGATCAGCAGGAATTTCTTTACCTTTGGTATGAACTTCCTCCATCACTACTCTTAAAGTGGACGGGTGAACCTTCTCTTCTTGAGTAGGTTCATAGCCCTGTCCCTTTGCAAGGGTAGCATATTCTGCAGCCTTGGTTTCCTCGTCACGACCGAATGATACTGTAATATTATTTTTTATAATATCACCCAAACCGTTGTCTCGAAGCCATTGTACACACTCACCTTTTCTATCCGCTTTCATGGTGGTGCTGAAGATTTTTTTTACAGACAGTTCAGAACCATCTTGTAACTTTAAACTTTTTAGATTCATCTCTTCCATTAATTTTGGAATAACGACAGTACTAAAATGTTTCTCGTCTTCTTTTAAATCTTTTATTTTATCTTCGTTGGATTTTATCTGTTTTTGAATTGATACTAATTTTTCAACTTCTTCAGATAGTTTTTTTGGATCTATTATATTGCTTTGATCCGGAGCGTCTTGTCTTAAGTTAATTGACATAGTTTATATTCCTCGCTTTCATACCTATGTATATAGGATACTTATAAATTTTGTCAATACTAGTTTTGAAAAATATTTATTTCGATCGGGTAATATGTTTTTTCTTGTCTGTCCCATTTAAGAAGTTTGTATTTTCCATTA